GTGACTTCGCCAGTGAACGATAGTTCTGGTAGTAGGACGGGGACCTCTTTCGCAATTAATAGAGCAGATGGGACTACAGTACAAACTTGGTCTAAACCTTCTACAACAGAAGTTCTAGGAAGTTTACAGGTAGAATAATGAAACACCTAGTCCCCTTACTTCTACTACTAACCTTATCAGCCTGTAGTTCAGGGGCCTTGTCCCTACTCACAGGTGGTGGGCCTAACGTAGCAGCTAACGTACAGGCTGGCCAAGAGAACAATCAGGCAGCAGTACAAACAGATAACTCAACAACTGCAACTGAAGGAGGAACTATAGTTACCCAAGAACTTCCCGTTCAAACATCTGGCTACACAGACTCAGTTGTAGTTAACAACCAGAACGTACCTATATGGTTAGTGTTACTACTAATTATTGGGTTCATGTTACCTAACCCTAGAGCTATCTACCTAGAGTTTAAGAGTGTTGTGTCCAGAATCATTAGATAGGCTGGTGAATAAAGAGTATCTCTATGAGACTTAAAGGGCCCCTTCGGTGTAATAACTGAAGGGGCCCTTTTCTGTTAACCTGTAATGTCTACCAATTCACAACTATCCCCACTACAAGCCATTGTCTGTGAGCCACTGGTGGTATCCCCTTGCTCGTAGGTGGATAGGGCGTCCCAGTTTATCTTGACTGGCATTGCTCTAGCTGCCTTTTTGTAGTCACCTTTACTAACCTCTTGGTACGGTGCTTGCTGGTAGACCATATCCGAGTGAGGTAGGAAGGAGACCCCAGACATGTTGTCAAAGTTCTTGTAAACAAAGGCCCCTACCTCAAGCCACTCTTCATCCCTCACTGTCACAGTAATAGAAGGTTTATGCTCACACCAATGGTTTTGGTAGACCAACCACAGCTCTAACTGCTCGATAGCTGTCATGTCGTTACGTGTTACAGCACCTTTAGGAGCAGCTACAGGGAAACTGAACACTGTAGTGCTTTCTGGCTTCATTACGTCAGGTTCGTTCGGAACTCCACTGTCAGCCATGAAACGCGTAAGTGGGTCCTTATTGTCTCCCCGAACAGTTCTGATGTAGTAGCTAGAATGACGAGCATGAATACCAGAAGCGGAATCAACCAGTTGAGACACTGTGCCACTCGGCTTGACGCAGGTAACAGCGACGCTAGGATTAACGCCAAGGTCTCCAGCGTAAATAGAATTAACATTAACAGCAACATCTCTTAAAGCCTCCAATGTTTTTGGTAGCCCCTTATTCTTTGTAGTCATTAAAGGGTTGTCCATGATGCCTGTAAGGGACACACCCAGTAGGCTTTCTTCTTTAGTGTTGTTGAACCACACCTTCCGTAGGTAAGGGAACTTTAGGTAGGTACTTTGTACTGTCCCTAGTATGGCAGCTAGACGAACCTTCTTCTTTAGGCTGTCGAAGTTATCACTTTCGCGTACTACAACTTCGGTTAGGTTACAGAACTGTGCAGACCTAAGAGAAATCTCTGAACAAGGGTTAGTACCGAAGTCATAGGAAGGGTCTCTACGGCCATGTTTAGCTGCTACAGCCTGACAAGCCTTACGGTTAAAGATACCACGCTCACCGGACTTACTTTCGATAAGGGCAAGCCACTCACGCATGAAGCCTTCCATGTCTGGTTTGTCTGTGTAGCACACTGAGTTGTTAGCTAAGGCACGATGGGGTGTAGTCTCCCACCACTGACCACTCTTAGCGTGACGTAGGCGGTCGTCACTAAGGTTACTCAAACTAATCATTGCACTACGTCTAACACCACCTACAACTACTACCTCACCTATCTTACACATTAGGTCGTGGCAGTCTAGGGAGGTAAGCTTACCGCCAGCGTTGTTCTTAAACATGCCTACAGTAAAGTTAAACAAGTCTACCAGTGGGGCAGGGCCAGAAGCTCTACCACCGAAAGTCTTTAACCTAGCACCAGCGGGTCGTACACCAGACACATCCCACTTAGGTATCTCTCCAGCCCACAGTAGAGCCAACACTTGACGTAGAGCCTTAGCCCAACCTTCTTTGCTGTCGCTTACCACAATGGTAGTCTTACTGTCGAAGAGCTTCTCTGGTACTTCAGGTAGCTTAGCAATGAACTGACGCTCAACCGAGAACCCTACACCAGTACCACACAGAAGAACAAACATAGCTTCATCAAAGGCCTTAGGGTCGTCTACAGCAACGTAGCTACAATTATACATACAAGTGTTGTCACGCTTGGCAGCAGGACCAGCAGTCATAAGGGATCGCATGGAAGGCATTACTTGTAGGCTAAGTATGGCCTCTTCAATGTCTTTGTAGTCCTTAGGAGGCAACATATCGCCTACTATATTTACCATGTAGCGGTCTACAGTCTCTGCCCAAGTCTCTCTGCGGCCCTCCTCTTCAAGCCAGCGGGCATAACGAGAGGTAGCAATAAAGGTTTGGTAGTCTGTTGGTAGTAAATTACTTGTCATTGTAAGTCTCTAACTCCTCTATCATCTTATTTAAGTACCAAGAAGCCTTCTTGAGGTCTTCTAACGGTTTGTCTTTGTACTTGTGTCGGTGTGTGTACTTAATCATGTTACCGTGGCAGTAGCTAGAGAAACCCTCTGGGCCTAGCGTGTCCCTGATAACGTCTATGCACTCGATCTTAGTGTGGTTGTAGTGGGCTGGTCGCTCTACCGCATCCCACTCCTGTGTGTGAAAGGAGACACAGCCCTCTGAACAATTACCCTCATCGTCCTTAAGATATTTACACTCAGGGCAGTATGAATCAAACTGTGTCATTAGCGGTTGTCTCCACTTCCTTTAATCTTACCCCGTTTCTTACGGTGGTCCAACTTCTCAATGTTCATTCTAGCTACCTCTTCTAGGCTGTAGCCAAGGTCTTTAGATAGGTTAGCTAAGTACCACAGAACATCACCTAACTCTTTAGCTGTCTCGGAGGTGTTAAGTGTCCCGTCCCTAAGGAGTTTCTTAACTTTCTCGGCTACCTCACCAGCCTCTCCCGTAAGACCCAAGGTAGGGTATATAACCTTGTGTTCTTTAGGGTAGATAGCGAACGATATAGCTTTCTTTTGGTACTCGTCTAACTGCATGGGTCAGTCTTCCTCTTCTCTGTTGATATTATCACCACCATATTCCTTGTAGGTGTCGTTGTAGTTGGTCTGCTCGGCTGGGAAATAATCTGTAAGGTCTATGTACCCACCCTTAACTAGGATTTCAAGCACTTTCTCTTCAGGTAGGTCAGAGTTTTGTAGGACGTACTCGAACCCGAAGTCCTCCACCAAGGTCTCTACCATGTAACTTAATTGCGTCCACATGTTAACTGTACTCCCTTCTTAGTTGGTCTATACCTATGAACTGTGGGTTGTATACACCGTTCTGTACTTCTCGTTTGACTACCACCCCTGACCACCAGAGATCGTTTACTAGGCCAGCCCAAGGTGACTTGTAGTCTTGGTAGACACCTACTACAGCACCCATAATCTTCTCTCCGTTGGTCTTAGTTCTTACTGCCCAGTCTACTGTGTGGCTGTGTGCCGCTGTACAGCTTGTGTAGTTCTTAGCTATGAGGGTTGCTGCGTGGTGGTCCCCTCCGATAGGTCTACCCATAACACCACTGATAAAGAAGTGTGCATAAGATACACCGTCGATCTCAATGTAGTCTGGGTAGCCACCCTTGTACGGGATAATCTCGTTGTAGTACGACTCCCAGTCAAGGTCTCTAAACGACAACCCAAAGGAACCACCTAGTTGAGGCTCTTGGTCTAGAACCCTTTTGATGCGATGCTCGTGGTTGCCTTCAAGGATTACTCTCCAAGGTAGACGCTTCTTAGCTGCCTTAGGTTTACGCCACATACGCTCTTGGAACTCTAGGTGTGACTCAATGTCACGTGAGTACGTGTTACCGTGAAAACTAGCTAGACCTTTATCGAAGTGACTAAGGGAAGCCATGTCAGCGGCGTCCCCCATGTTGATTACAACATCAGGCTTAACATCTAACATAAGCTTACCGATCCAGTCGGCTCTGTCGTTGTTGTAGTCAGGGTGTGCGTGTTGGTCAGGAATGATTAGGTGTGTCCTACCAAACTGTTTAGAATTAATGCCCATCAGGATAATCCTCGTAGTGTGAGTTGATAAATACAGGGTCAGGGGAGAAGTCCACCTTGTCCTTAAAGTTGTTTGCTGACTCAAAGGTCTCAAAGAAGAGTTCTAAATCTACTATAGTGTCTTCGTCACCTTCTAGGGTAGCTTTGACTACAACCCACCAACTAGGACTAGACTCACCTTCGAGGTTATAAGGTCCACTGTGTACTGCGTATACATACATGTTATTTCTGCTCCTCTGTCCACTCTTTAGGGATAACCCTATCAGCCCAAAGGAAGCCGTGTTGGTCAGCCCACTTAGCGTAGGTAGTTTTAGACCCTTTTCGCAACTTAGCGTATGGGTTCTGAAACACAAACCTAATGTCGTAGAGGCCACCATGTAGCTTCTGAATTAACTTGTGCTTCTTACGATCTGACGTGGTGAGCCTACCTTTAGCTTCGATGATAACCCCGTTG